GAATTCGATAAGTTGAAAGACGGTGACGAATTCTTGTATCGAGCAATTCGATATAAAGTAATTGATAAAAACGAAGGAGCAGTCATAGGCATTCAGACAGACTCAAAATACGAGGATGCTAAGCCTAAGATGATCAACAAAAACATGTTCAAAAATTACGGAAACGTCGCTAAGTAATCATGAAGCATCTAAAGAAATACAAAGAGTTCGTTTTTGAGCAAGCATTGCCGCCTATGCCTGGCGACCCAGCCGCTGCTGGTGCTGCTCCTCCACCACCAAAGGAATACTTATTTGCCTTTGTTGGAGACCGTGATGATGCTGGCATACGTCGCCGTAAGTATCCAGACGGGAGCGTAGTCATTGAGTATCCTACTTATTCTGTCACAGAACCAGAACTAGACGAGTGGATAAAGAAGAACGTGACTTCTGGAGAAAAACAAAAACATACTGATGCTGATTTAGAGGTAAAGAAGAAAAACCTTATGGAGATCGTCAAAGGTAAGAAAACAAACGTTTCTGATACTGATTTGACTTTCATTGAAAAGTTAAAAAATGCGGTGACAACAGATATTTTTGGAAACAAAGAAGCTGTTATGGAAGTAGTCTTTACTCAAGACGGTTCTCCAACAACTAACGCAATAAACGTCACCTTCATTAGGACCAAAAAATGAAAGTAATGTCGTTCATACAATTCATAAACGAGAGCGAAGACAAAGAAATCACCTTTTGTAAAGCTGTCGCTAAGAGCCTTATCGATAAGATAAGAGAATCTAGGTCTATGGATAATGAAGATTACATCTCTTTCTCAGGAATGGAGTTCACAGAGCCATTCATGTTTGACTTAATATTAAACGTTAGGCGTGATTCTAATCCAAAAGCAAAGTCAGACTCTCATTTTAATGACTTACCTTGGGAAGACCTTAACTTCAAGGAAAAAGGTTATATGATCGATGCTAATACCAAGATGAACAAAAAAGAGATGTTGGTACCTAGAATAGAGTTTCACATACTCTTGAATCCTAAAAAGGAACCTTCTTTCTATAATAAGCTGTATCATAGATTATTAGACATACTAGTACATGAAACCAACCACTTAGATCAGGTAGGAATAAATCGAGACCATCCTAACACTCGAGTTTCTTCACAAGAAGAAAGAAAGAAATCCAAAAAGAGCAACGCTTATTTTCTTTTGCCTGAAGAGATAGAATCAATGGTAGACGGCATGTATGCTAGATCAGTAGAAGAAAACAGGTTCCTAGACGAAGTTTTCTTTGAATACTTAAGACCTTTTGTTAAGACAGATTACATAACCGCTAAAGAGTTTGAAATAACTATGCGTGCTTGGATAACTCACGCTATCGAAAACTACCCAGACGTAAAACTTTCACCAAAAGCAGACACAATAATCAAATCAATCTAAAACCATACTTTCTTTCTTAGTAAAATATAAGAAAAAGAAATTATTATGAATGATTTTGAAAAATTAAAAGCTGAAATCGCAGCTGCACAGTCTGCTATCTTTGCACCAATCAATGAGATCATTGAGTCAGCTGAAGAAGATGCTCAAAAATACTATGGAAAAGGTGTAAGAAGCGCAGGAAATCGCCTTAAGAAAAAGATGCAAGACATCAGAAAAGCGATTAAGCACCCAGCAGTTAAAGCTGAAATGACAAAAATCCAAGAAGGAGCTAAGAATTTACGTCAGCAATTAGTTGACGCAACTAAGAACCCTGCCTAATCTAAAATATCTTAATTTTAGTAAGAAATGCCTCTTTTTGAGGCATTTTTTGTGTCTATAGCGAAACTATTAAACTTTACTAAGTACAATAGTATAAAATAAAAAAAAATAAAAAATTTTACTATGACAGATTTCTTTGATTTACCAGAGGATACTTTTTCAAAGCAGAAAGCATCTTCGAACAGTAGAAAAGTAGATGAGAACGTTTATGACCCAGATCCGAACGCACACAACGGTTCGTATAAGTCAGTCTTCAGATTCGTACCTTACATTCACGACAAAGCAAAAAGCAAGTACACAAAGTACACTGCTAAGTTTTGGAATCCTTTAACTAAAGAATCGGTGATCGTCGATTGTCCATCAAACGTCGGTAATCCTTCAATTCTTTGGACTATCGAGTCAGTCTTGAGATCCTTAAGAAAAGAAGAACCAGATTTAGTTAAAGACATCGATTCTCGTTTCTCTAGATGGTACACTCACCACTCTATTGTTTACGTTAAGAAAGATCCGCAAAGACCAGATCTTGAAGGACAGCTTAAGGTTTTCAAGTTTAGAAACCAAATCGATCAACTTATCGACCAAATGGTTAATCCAGAGGAAGTAGACGGAATGTCGCTTTCTAGAAAAATAAATCCATACCACTTATTAGAAGGAAAAGACTTCCTTTGTATCGTAGGTAAAAAGACAAAAGAATTTAGAGACTGGTCTAAGTGTAAGTTTATGGATGACGTGACTCCATTCATGTTTAAAATCGGCGATACTCAAGTTGTCGTTGAAAACAGCGAAAAGTCAGTAAAACTAGTCAATGAGTTCTTGACTAAGAACACTCCAAAACTTGACGACTATTTACACCAAGACTGGAGAGAAGAAGACTTTGAAAGAGTAGCTGAAGCTATTTTAGCAGCTATTCCTCAAAAAGAAATAATCCAAATGGTTTTGGAAAGAAGCAAAGACACTAAGATGAACGAGTTATTGAGAGCAAGAATGTCAGGTTCTAGGTCATCAATGAGTTCTGCTCCTTCTAATCCAGCCAAAGACTCTTCAGAGGACCTAATCTTCTCTTCTGAGAAAACTGAAACCCCGGCTAAAGAAGAATCTATCTTTGAAGCTTCTTCTGATTCCGAGGACGATGAATACGATTCATTATTCAAAAATCTATAAAAGTCATGGAAGAAGCACAAACTGAAGTACAGAAAACAGAGGAAGCCAATGCAGAGCAAGGCCAACCTCAAATGGATCCCAACAACGTTTTGTTTGGAATAATCGGCTATAAAGACGAGCAAGCGTATGAGAATTTCATACGTAGTCTTACTCCCGACCAAGCAGTTTACATATTAGTTGCATCCGCTAATCATGCTCAAAAGAAAGGAGCATACGGTCTTCTTGAAGCCGAAACTCTTGCAGCTGCAATCAGAGTATTGAGAAAAGCTTCACCTGAACAACAAAAAGAAGAAAACTAGTATGCACCTAATCATAGACGGAAATGCCTTCATCAATGTTGCAATTAGCGTGACCAAATCAGTCACGTCCAAAGATAAGTCAATTGGTGAAGTTTATTATGTTGAAGATCTATTCAATGACGGTTTCCGTTTAAAAGAGTCAGTCAGACTTTCGTTTAGGAACTTTTGTTTTACTTATCTAAACTCTCTAATTGCGTCAATGTCCTCTACTCCTGGAAAGATTCACATAGTGTTTGATTCTAATAGCTGGAGAAAAGACTACACAAATGACTTCTTTAAGGACTCTGATTTTAAGACATCAGCCGCTCCTCAGGAATTCAAATACAAGGGAACTAGAAAGTACGACGAGTTTCAATACTTGTTCTTTGATTACTTTCAACAAACGATAATGCCACACCTCGTCGAGAAGTGTGGCATCAATCAATATAGGTTTAAAGGAACCGAAGGAGATGACATCATCGCTCACCTCTGTGAGATACTAAACGACAATGTTCTGATTTATTCGGTTGACCAAGACCTTAAGCAGCTTACTGGGACTCCAAAAAAGAACGTTCTTTTGATCGTTCCAAAACAGATGGCAAAACACAAGAGACTCTTTGTTCCAGCCAATCTAGTTCCTCTTCAAGCTGACGACGAAGAAGATAACTTTTTCTCTTTGAACATGAATCACATAGGTGGATCTAACATAGAAAAAGTAATATCTACTCTTAAGAACAAGGAATACGTTGAACATAAAGTAGATTTCGTAAACGAGGTTCTCAATAAAGTCTTTTTAGGTGACAAGTCAGACAACATCCCAAAGATAACTAACTTGACTCCATCTAGGTCTCAAAAGCTAATAATCAACCTCTGCGAAAAGTTTGGAGACAACTTGATGGAGAACCTAGATTCTTTAGATTCAGTCTTTATCGATGAGGTTGCTGAGCAGATTCAAGTAGTTACTAAATCCAAAGGAACAGGTAACCTAGATGAAATCAGGGAACACTTACTCTTCAATATTAAGTTAACTCGTCTGTCTTCTAAAGTATTCCCTGATGAAATCAGAAGTACTCTAGAAGAATTCTTCAAAACATATTCCCCAACTTCTTTCAATGCTAAGGAGTTTACCAACTTAAAAAATAATCTATCGTTAATATGAAACCTCTATATGAAAGAGTTTTAGTAAAGCCTAAAGAAAAAGAAACAAGAACTTCTCAAGGAATCCTTCTTCCTGAAAAAGCAGTCAAAAAACCAAATATCGGTACAGTCGTTGCTTGTGGAGCAGGTTCAGTAAACAATCCAATGTTAGTACAACCCGGTGACTTGATTCTTTTCAATAGGTATGCTGGTGCTGAACTATACTACAAAGGTGAAAAACACTATGTGATAATGTCTAATGAAATAATCGGAATCTTAGATGATCCTGAAGACATTTCGTTGGATGAGTTTGAATAGCCTAAAATCGAACTAAAAAGAAAAGGGAGCGTTTAGCTCCCTTTTTTTTTATTTTATCAAGTTGTAGTATTCTTTAAAGTGCTTGAGTCTATCTGATAAACCAATGGTTCCGCCATTTACTCTCTTGGTAACCGCTGTCACAGTAGCATCGTCTGCTCCTTTATCACAAATAGACCATAGTTTATTTGAATCAAAGAAGAAAGCGGCTGACGCTAACGGATACTTTGTTGCAACTAGGTCTGGATTAGTGACAGTGTCTTCCCCAATGAACTTAGCAAAGTTAGTGTAATTAGATTTTCCAGTCAATTGAATGTATCCTCTACCTCTGAACTTGAATCCTTCTTTAGTAGTCTCATCACCGTTACCCATTCTTCCTCCGTAAACCCTAGAAGCAATCTTTTCAGGCTGTCTAGCATAAGAATTAGCTAAGTCGCCAGGAAAATACTTAGGGAAGATCTTTTTAAGACCGTCTGCCGAATAGTTTAAGTTTTCAGAGACTGCTTTGAATCCTCCAGACTCATGACCACATTGAGCTAAGAAATGAGCCAGTCTAAGCGGATTGTTACAATTGAACTTTTCAATTATTTCCGGAATCTGTGAAAGAACTGCATCCGGTACGTGACCCTTAAGCTTGCTTAAATCTATCTTTCCAGAAGAAACTACTGCTTGTGCAACAGGTGCAGCTGGCGCAGCGGCTTCAGTAACCGCTCCAAAAAGCTTTGACCATGTAGCATCACCTACGATACCATCGTCATTTAGACCGTTTTCTTTTTGCCAAGCTTTAACGGCAGCTTCTGTTTTTGGACCAAAGTTACCTACTGGATCTACTCCTAGTCTTTTTTGTAACTTAACTACGTCTTCTCCTTTACTTCCTAGTTTTAACAACATATAAAATCAATTTTTTTAGAAGCTAGGGATGAATCCAGTTGCATCTGAACTCAATGTTCCTCCAACTCTAGTGATAGTGATTCGGTTAATGAACTTCTGAATTCCTCTTGGGAAATCTACTCTAATGTCCAATACCGCAGCGTTTGCTGAGATCACCTCAGTAGTGTTGTTTGAAGTATCAAA